GGAATAAAAAATGGCAATTAGAAAAATCGGAACAAGAGCAATCGGAGTTGACGTTATTCTCGCAGAGGATATTGCTGCAAACGCAATCACAACTTCTGAAATCCAAGACGGTGCAGTAACCGCTGCAAAAATCAACAGTGCTGTTACTTTGGGTGTTGGTGCATTCCAAGGAGATAACGCATCAGGTGCTTTGCGTGGTGACACGACAAACGGTAAAAAAGATATTTTCAGAGTTCACGAACAAGAATTAAATACAAACGTAACAATCGCATCAACGGACAATGCTCTTGCAGCAGGCCCGTTGTCAGTCGCAAATAATATCACTCTCACTGTTAGTGGTAACTTGACAATCGTATAGGAGATAGAGAATGGCATCAACATTAACAGTAGACACTATCGTAGGAGCAACAACAGCAGCAAATGTTAAGTTGCCTGCTGGTGCTGTTTTGCAAGTTGTGAATGGCCCAGCCAATAGTGGGAGATTATCATCAGGTTCAACGAGTTACACAAACACACCAATAACAGCAACAATTACACCAAAATACAACACTTCTAAAATACTTGTTAGATTTAGTACTATTGGTCTTGCTGCAAATGATGTTTATCTTTATTTGAGACTTATGTGTGCAATTGGTGGTGGTGCTCAAGCATTAGTAAATGCAAATGAAGACCATACTACGTTAGGTGGTTATGATGAAGCAAATTGGAGTGGTTACTCTCACGAAGCACTTCATTCACCAAACACTACTAGTGCGTGTGTTTATACTGTTCAATCAAAAGCTGCTTCTGGTACTCATTATGTGGGTTGGAGTGGTGATACTGATGAAAAGAATATGATGAATATCACACTTATGGAGATTTCAGTATGAGTACATTAGCAGTAAACACAATTCAGGCAAAAACAGGTTCAACAGTAACATTTGCTAGTGGACATTCTTTGGATGCGTCTAATGGAATATCTCTTCCTGCTGGTCATGTTGTACAAGTAGTTCATCAAAGTGCAGATACGAGTGGTAACTCTGTATCTACAACCTCTTCTAGTTTTTCAACAGCATTTCAAGCATCAATTACACCAACATCGGCGTCTAATAAAATTTTATGTATTGCTTCTTGTAGTATTGCAGACACTAGGTCTGGTGACCAGTTAGCAGTTGGACACAGAATGGTAAGACAAATTGCTAGTGGCGGTGACACACAAATAAGTTCTGCTAAAACAGCATATTCTAATACTGAATTTATTACACTGCACATTAGATATGTTAATAGTCCAGCGGCAGCATCAATGGTTCAAGAACAATCGTTCAATATACTAGATGCCCCAAATACTACATCAGTTTGTAATTATAAAATACAACATAAAGCAGGAACTACTTGTACTACTGGTGGTGCTTATTTTACACTAATGGAAATAACTGCATAAAATGATTAAACAGGAGAAAAAATAATGGCAACAGTATCAGACGCACTAAGTGCTCTTGGTGTCACAGAATGGGTTCTTAGAGGCGAACCAGAAAACGCAGACGAATTTGGAGCAATGTTCCGTAAGGTAACAGGTGCAGACGATAATGGTTCTGCAATCGAATCAGATAACGCTTCTGATTGGGGAGTTACTTGGGCACAAGTACAAACTAAACAGTCAGAACTAACTGCGGCAGAACCTCTTGCTGCTTTAAGAGCAGAAAGAGACAGATTGATTGCTGCAACTGATTGGTGGGCAAGTTCAGACTTGACTATGACAGATGCACAGACTGCTTACAGACAAGCACTTAGAGATATCACAGATGACGCAAATTCACTTGATGACGTAACATGGCCAACTGCCCCATAGGTATGAAATGTCACAAACTGATATTATAGATAATGTTTTAGGTGTAACAGATATCGTGGAGAATGTAACTAAAGATGTATCTCCACCTAAACCTGTACTTGTTCCTGAAACAAAAATGAATGAAGAAGACGTAGATAATGATTATAAATATCAGAGAGAAAACTTTTATAATCTGATTGAAAGAGGACAGGATGCAATTGATGGTATCCTAGACCTCGCAAGAGAATCAGAACACCCACGCAGTTATGAAGTTGCTGGGAATTTAATTAAACAGGTCGCAGAGGTTACAGAGAAACTAGGTGACTTACAGGGTAAGATGAAGAAACTCAAAGAAGTTCCTAACTCTGCACCTAAGAATGTAACGAATGCATTATTTGTTGGTTCAACTGCTGAACTGCAAAAGATGTTAAAAGGGAAATAGATATGCCATTAACAAGAATTAAACAAACGGCAATTGGTGCAGACAGTATTACTAGTCCTAAACTTGCACATAACTTAGATTTCGATGGCCAGTTTATTCGTGTACCTCATGGTACAACCGCTGAACGTCCTGGCAGTCCTGCTGCTGGTTATATGAGATTTAATACCACAATAGGAACACTAGAACAGTGGAATACTGCAACTAACTCTTGGCAGGCAATCGATAGTCCTCCAATTCTTAGTAGTCTTGCATATGCTGGTTCTCTAACTGGTGCAAACCCTGCTGGTAGTGAGACAATAACTCTTACTGGAATAAACTTTAAGGCAGGCGCAACGGTGACTATCGGTGGAACTTCTGCTACTTCTGTTTCTATTGCTAGTTCAACTTCTATTACATTTACAACACCGGCAAAGACTGCTGGAGATTATGATGTTACAGTAACAAATACAAACGGACTTCAAGCAACACTATCGAATGGTATTTCCTATAATGGTGTGCCTGCTTTCTCTACTGCCGCTGGTAACGTAGGTTCTATTTCAGAAGATACTGCAATGTCAACGATTACTATTGTTGCCGCAGAACCAGATGGGGGAACACTTGCATATTCAGTTACTTCTGGTGCATTACCAACTGGTGTTTCTTTGGGTTCAGGAAATGGACAACTAACTGGAACTCCTAATGTAAACTTGGCATCAACTACGACTTTCAACTTTACTGTTACTGCAACTGATGATGAGAACCAAACAAACGCTCGTGCATTTAACATTATCGTTCTTCGTCCTGTTTATGCTACACCACTTGCAAAATCTCTAAGGTTTGATAGTTCTCAAAGCACTAAGTTAACACGCACACCTTCTTCAGCATCTAACCGTAGAACTTTTACTTTTAGTTTTTGGGTTAAACGAGGAAAACTGGGAGCTAATCAGGGAATGTTTGGTGCTGAATCATCTGGTAATAGATTTGTTATTGGGTGGGGTTATAGTAATAATGACAGCGCACGTTTTTATAGTCAATCCCCTGCTGCCGAGATTTATACAAATGCAAAATTTAGAGATACATCGGCCTGGCAACACATGGTCTGGTCAGTTGATACTACACAAGCAACTGCTGCTAATAGAGTTAAACTGTATATAAATGGAACACAAATAACCTCTTTTACCACGGCAACATATCCTTCACAGAACGCTGATTTTTCTGTAAACAATAATATTGCTCAGTATATTGGTTCGTGGGCTGCTGATGGTAGTGCGTATTTTGATGGATATCTTTCTGACGTACATTTTATTGACGGCCAAGCACTTACTCCAACAAGTTTTGCAGAAGAATATTATGGAGTATGGACTCCGAAAGCATACTCTGGTTCATACGGAACAAATGGATATCAATTAAAGTTTGGTACTACTTCTGCACTTGGTGACGATACAAGTGGAAACACAAATGATTGGACTTCAGCTGGACTTGTTGCCAGTGATTCTATGCCAGATACACCTACTAATAGCTTTGCAACATATAATCCATTAATTCTAAGACGAGATGTTACTTCAACTCTTCCAGAATTTACAAAGGGTAATCTTAAAGCATCATACGCTAACGCTGGTGGAAACCAAACTTATAGTTTTGGAACAATAAGTAACACTTCTGGAAAGTGGTACTATGAAGTTTACATGACTGCAACAGGTTCAAATACAACAGTTGGTATTGGTAGTCAGAGAGATATAGACGCAAATAACTCTGATAATGTAATTTACAGAAATACTGGTGCAGTATCTACAACCGCTGGTGGTTCTAAAAATAATGATGGTGCATCTTTTGCTACTGGAGATATTATTGGTATCGCTTATGACTTAGACAATGGTACAGTAAAATTCTACAAAAATGGAACTTTGACATCAACTGTTACAGGTATGACCACTTTAGGTTATAACAAACAATATCTTCCTTATACAAGAGGTACAACTTCTGAAAATAATGTTGTCAACTTTGGACAAGATTCTACCTTTGATGCAAATACTACTGCTGCAGCAAATGCTGACGGTAATGGTATAGGAAACTTTAAGTACGCAGTGCCTTCTGGACACCTTGCGCTTTGTTCTAAGAACTTGCCAGAGAGTACAATCAATACTAGTTCAGATGATAGACCAGAAGATTATTTTGATACAATTTTGTATCAGGCAGCAACATCAAACGGAACATATACACATGGTAATATATCATTCCAAGCAGACCTTGCATGGATTAAGGAGAGAGCTGCTGGAGAAAGAAACTTTCTCATCGACAGTGTTAGAGGCAATCAAAGTGTTACTAATAAATTCTTAGTTTCTGACCAAAATATCGCTGAAGGTGCAAATGGTGTCTCTGGTACAACATTCACTCAAACATCAACAGGATATCAATTTGCTGAAACAAGTATTGCTTCTGGTGAATTGTACTACAACAATAGAAATTATGTAGGATGGAACTGGAAAGCTGGTGGTACTCCAACTGCTTCAAACACAAACTACGGTTCTGCTCCCATG